GGGAAGGCCCACTCTGGGACCAGTACGAGAACAAACCCAAGTTCGAGGTCAACAAGATCATGCTGGCCGTGATCCGAGTGGTCAACGAATACCGAAACAATCGCATCACGGTGGACTTCGTCTCCAAAGATGGCACTGAGAATGACAAGCTGGCCGAGGTCTGCGATGGCCTCTACCGAGCCGACGAGCAGGCATCGGTGGCCGATGAAGCCTACGACAACGCCTTCGAGGAAGCGGTCGGTGGCGGCATTGGTGCTTGGCGCTTGCGCACAGTCTACGAAGACGAGGAAGACCCAGAGGACGACCGCCAACGCATCCGCATTGAGCCAATCTTTGACGCTGACAGCTCGGTGTTCTTTGACCTCGGTGCCAAACGCCAAGACAAGTCCGATGCCAAGTTCTGCTTTGTCGTCACATCGATGACGCGCCAGGCATACAAAGACACATGGGGCGATGACCCGACCGACTGGCCAAAGATCATCCACCAGTACGAGTTCGACTGGTGCACTCCCGATGTGGTCTATGTGGCCGAGTACTACAAGATCGAGGAAAAAACCGAGACCATCCGCATCTTCCAAACCATCACAGGCGAGGAAGAGCGCTACACCCAAGCCGACTTTGCCAAAGACGAAATGCTGGAAGAAACTCTGGCAGCCATCGGCACAGTTGAGGTGCGCCAGCGCAGGATCAAGACCAAGCGCGTTCGCAAGTACATCATGTCCGGTGGCAAGGTGCTTGAAGACGCAGGTTACATCGCAGGCAAGTGCATCCCAATCGTGGTCGTCTACGGCAAACGCTGGTTTGTCGACAACGTCGAGCGATGCATGGGCCATGTGCGTCTGGCCAAGGATGCCCAGCGTCTCAAGAACATGCAGCTGTCCAAGCTGGGCGAGATCAGCGCCTTGTCCTCAGTCGAGAAGCCAATCCTCACGCCTGAGCAGGTCGCTGGCCACCAAGTTATGTGGGCCGAGGACAACCTCAAGGACTATCCGTACCTGCTGATCAACCCGATCACAGACCAGAACGGCAACCAGGCTGTCAGCGGTCCTGTGGCCTACACCAGATCGGCAGCCATCCCACCGGCAATGGCCGCGCTCTTGCAGATCACCGAAACCGACATGCAGGACATCTTGGGCAATCCAGCTGGCGCAGACAAGATGGTCAGCAACATCTCAGGCAAGGCCGTCGAGATGATTCAAGCCCGAGTCGATGGCCAAGCCTTCATCTACATGAGCAACTTTGCCAAAGGCATGAAGCGATGCGGTGAAATCTGGCTGTCGATGGCCAAGGACATCTACACCGAAGACAAGCGCAAGATGAAGACCATCGCGCCAACTGGCGAGGCTGGCATGGTCGAGTTGATGCAGCCAACGATCGATCAGGAAACTGGCGAAGTGGTCATGGCCAACGACCTGACCAGTGCCACATTCGATGTGATCGCAGACGTTGGACCATCAAGCAGCACCAAGCGCCAGGCAACCGTTCGCGCCCTGACCGGAATGCTCCAGATCACCCAAGACCCAGAGACAGCTCAAGTGATCACGGCAATGGCCATGATGAACATGGAAGGCGAGGGAATCAGCGATGCCAATGCCTACTTCCGCAAGAAGCTCCTGCGCATGGGCGTGGTCAAGCCAACCGACAACGAAGCCGAAGAACTCATGGCCGAAATGCAAGGCCAGCCGCAAGACCCGAATGCCATGTACCTGCAAGCCGCAGCTGAGGAAGCAACTGCCAAGGCAGCCAAAGCCAGAGCCGACACCGTCGAAACCGTGGCCAGCGCAGAACTAAAACGCGCTCAAACGCTGGAGACTTTGGGCAAGGTTGACGAGACTGCACAGAACATGGCGCTCACAAATGCAGAGGCAGTGCAACAAATTTTGCAAGGCCAGATCATTCAACCAGTTGTAAGGTGAATGAAAAAGAGCGAGAATGTGATAAACGGCATCCACCCAGCCGTTCTAATGGGTGAGTTTGATGGGGTCAGAAGATGAACACAAAGGCAGTATCAGGAGAAGAAAACCAAGACGATGACACCATCGTTGTTGAGGACGAAGGCCAAAGCACTGAGCAAACCACCAGCGAGTACCAATCCACTGGCGACCAGGACGATGACCAGAGCACCGAAGACAACGAAGGCGACAACGATGAAGTGATCGTATCCATTGGTGAGGAAGCGCCACCTCCCGAAGAACAGACTCATGCGCCTGAATGGGTACGCGAGCTGCGTAAGACGAACAGAGAATTGCAACGGCAAAACCGTGAACTGCAAGGTAAGCTGCAAAGCACCGCACAGACTGAGACCAAGCCGGTCTTGCTGGGCAAGAAGCCAAGCCTTGAAGAACATGACTATGACGCTGATAAATTCGAGGCAGCACTGGCTGATTGGTTTGAGCGCAAGCGACAAGCCGATGAGTCAAATGCCAAGCAAGAAGTTGAAGTTATGAATCAACAGAAGGCATGGCAAGCCAAACTGGATGGCTATGGCAAGGCGAAAGCCGAGCTGAGAGTCAAAGATTTTGAAGACGCTGAGGCCGTGGCCCAAGAGTTGTTCAACATCACCCAGCAAGGCGTGGTGCTCCAAGGTGCAGATAATCCTGCGCTCGTCATCTACGCGCTCGGCAAGAACCCGAAAAAGGCAAAGGAGCTGTCCGATATCAAAGACCCCGTAAAGTTTGCCTTTGCGGTAGCGAAACTGGAGAAAGAATTGAAAGTTACCAACCGCAGGGCAGCCCCGCCACCCGAGAGAATCGTGTCAGGAACTGGCCGAGTATCTGGGGCGGTGGACTCAACCCTTGAACGGCTGCGAGAAGAAGCGGCTCGTACTGGCAACATGACGAAAGTCATCCAGTACAAGCAGCAGAAGCGAGCAGCTTCCAAATGACAGTTTTTTAATTTAGGAGCCCATCATGGCCAATAGCTTTTCCAAAGAAGAACGCGTAGCGTTTGAAGACATCCTCGAAGGTTTCCAGGACTTGCTGGTTCTGTCTCGTCACGTTTCGGTCTACAACACAGACCAGACAATGATGGCACGCACCAACAACGTCATCTGGCGCCCAATGCCTTACATGGCGCAATCCATCAACAGCACTCCTGGCACGACCATCGCTGGTTCTTACCAGAACATGACTCAGTTGTCTGTGCCATCCACCATTGGTTTCAGCAAGACTGTGCCTTGGACTATGACTACCCTCGATCTGCGCGATGCGTTGCAAGAAGGTCGTCTGGGCGAGTCAGCCAAGCAAAAACTCGCATCCGACATCAACGTGGCGATCATGAACACCGCAGCTGCCCAAGGCACTTTGGTCGTTCCAGTTTCCACTGCTGCCGGTGATTATGATGATGTGGCCTTGTGCGACAGCATCATGAACGAGCAAGGCGTGCCTGACTACGATCGCTTCATGGGTCTTGCAAGCCGTGACTACAACGGTCTGGCTGGCAACTTGTCACAGGCAAGCCGTTCATTCGGTAACGCCAAGTCGGACAAAGCCTACGAACGCAACTTCGTCGGCATGGTCGCAGGCTTCGACACCTACAAGTTCGACTACGCCAACCGCATCGCTGCGGCAGCTGGTGGTGTCACCACCATCGACACGCAGAACGCTGCTGGCAACTACCTCGTGCCACAGGCCACCTCCACATCCGTGGGCGGCCAGATCAACGTCGACAACCGTTACCAGACCGTCACTGTGTCCAACACAGTTGGCGTGGCTGTTGGCGATTGCTTCACGATCGATGGCGTGGTTGCTGTGCACCACATCACCAAGCAGTCCACTGGTCAACTGAAGACATTCCGTGTCATCAGCATCACCAACGGCACCCAAATGGTGATCAGCCCTGGCATTATTTCCAACCAAGTTGCAAGCGATGCATCTGCACAGTACAAGAACGTTATCGTTACTCCTGCTGCTGCTGCACCCATCAACTGGCTCAACACCGCAGCCTCGAACATCAACGTGTTCTGGCAGCGTGACTCGTTGGAAATCTTGCCTGGCCGCTACGCAGTCCCATCCGATGCTGGCACCGCAGTGATGCGTGCCACCACCGATCAGGGCGTGGAGCTGGTGATGCAGAAGTTCTACGACATCGACAGCATGACGATCAAGTATCGCTTGGACACACTCTTTGGTGTGGTCAACAAGCAGCCTGAAATGTCCGGCATCTTGTTGTTCAATCAGCCCTAAGCTGATCTAGGGGAAGGGGCTTCGGCCCCTTCTTCTTTCTTCATTCCAAGGAGCGCACCATGCCATTGACAAAAGGTTACTCAAGCAAGTCCATCGGCAAGAATATTGCCAAAGAGATGAAGTCCGGAAAGCCTCAAAAGCAGTCCGTGGCCATCGCATTGAACGTGGCGACCAAAGCAGCCAAGGCCGCAGGCAAGCCCAGCAAAGCACCAAAGAAGGCCATGAAATGAAAGCCGGACTCTACGCCAACATCAACGCCAAACGTGACCGCATCGCAGCACAAAAAGCAGCAGGCAAGACTCCAGAGCGCATGCGCAAAGTCGGCTCAAAAGGCGCACCCACCAGCGCAGACTTCAAAGCAGCAGCCAAGACAGCCAAGCCCATGAAGGCTAAAAAATGAGCGCATCATTTCCAGCAATGATCTACCGCAGCCCAGGCCAGCAACGCAAGCCTGGTGGTGGCACATACAACTTCGACAGCGTCCAGACCCAAGAAGAACTCGACGCAAAGCTGGCCGCAGGCTGGTTTGAATCGTCTGCCGAGGCTATTGAGTCCGCAGGCGACAACGCTGGTGGCTTCAAAAAGCCAAAGCCAAAGTGGGCCATCAAGCCAATCAAGAAGAAAAAGGCAGCCAAGCCACTGGACTGGCGTGAGGCAGTCAAGGCAGCGCCAACTCCCGAGCCTGAGCCTGAGCTGATCAGCGAAGATGCAGAGCCAACCCGAGAAGAACTTGAGGCCAAGGCCACAGAACTTGGAATTCGCTTTGATGGTCGCACAAAAGACAAAAAACTGGGACAATTGATCCAAGACAGATTGTCTGAGAACACAGGAGAATGACATGGGATGGACAAAGCGCCAATTCGTCACACAGGCCTTCGAGGAAATTGGCCTGGCCTCCTACGTCTTTGATCTGACCCCTGAGCAGTTGCAGTCTGCCCTGCGCAGGCTTGACACCATGATGGCCGCATGGAATGCCCTTGGCATTCGCTTGGCCTATCCACTGCCATCCAGTCCTCAAGACAGCAATCTGGACGAGCAGACAAATGTGCCAGACAGCTCGAACGAGGCAATCTACACCAATCTGGCCATCAAACTTGCTCCAAGCTATGGCAAGCAGGTCATGCCTGACACCAAGACCACGGCCAAAGAGTCTTACAACACCCTGCTGTCGCGTGCGGCCATGCCAATGGAGCAACAGATGCCAGGAACCATGCCCAGCGGTGCAGGCAACAAGCCCTGGCGCGTCTACGACGACCCATTCTTGCAGCGCCCCTATGATCCAGTCTTGGCCGGTCAAGACGGCCCACTCGAATACAACTGAGGAACCCACAAAATGCCAACCATCAATCAACTCTCAAGCATCAGCCAAGTCTCTGGTGCAGACCAAATTCCGGTCTACAACACAAACAATGGTGATGCTCGAAAGATGTCGATCAGCGCATTGCTGCAATACTTTCAAGCAACATTTGCAGCCCCGACCGTGGCGACCAACTTGTTCACGCCAGGCACTGGCTTCAACGTGGCAGTGCCAACGCCAGTCAGTGAACAGCAATGGATGATCATTCAGCCTGCTGGCACACTGGCCAGTGGAACAGTCACTTTGCCACTGAACACCGGAACGCCTGACGGCACCGAAGTCTTGGTCACCACCACACAGCAGATCACAGCCTTCACGCTGGCGCTCAATGGCGCTGCCAATGGCTATGGCGCACCCAGCACACTCTCAGCGCAGGACTTCTTCCGTATGCGCTTTTATCAAGCCACAAATTCGTGGTATCGCATCGCTTAACTTTTAGGAGCCATCATCATGTTTATTCAACCAAGCCTGACTCAAAACCAAGTCGATGTGATCCTGCCTGTTGGCGAGTACATCAGCATCGGCAACACCGGAAACGAAGCCACCACTGTACTGTTGCAATCCGTTGCAACAAGCGCACAGTATTGGAACTATTCCACCATTGGCACGCTATTCAACACTGCGCAGACATTTGGCCCTTATACCGAAGACCGCACAATCCGCATTGACAACCGCAATGCGACTGTCGAATACAGCATCGGTGCACAGCCTCAACTTCGCAGCTTCCCAGCATTGGTGCTTGAGAACAAAGGCCCAATTGGATTGGTTGAGCCTGCTGGCACATTTGTGACCCTGACCTACAACAACAACGCAGGCAAAGTTCGTTTGAACAGTGCTGGAGCTCACGGCCTCACAGCAGCCGTGGCAGTTGGTGAAAATGTCTATGTGACATGGAGTGGTGGCACTGGCGTGACCGGCTTGTACCCAGTCACAGCATTGGACACTGACACTACCGGAACAGCAGTCACCATCGATCTGGCTTACAAAAGCGCCACCGCCACGATCACCATTGCAGCCCCTGGTGTGGTGACATGGACAGATCATGGCCTGTCTGCCAACAGCACGATTCGCTTCACTACCACTGGCGCACTGCCAACTGGCTTGGCCATCAATACGACTTACTATGTCAAAACCGTGTTGTCTCCAAACACATTCACCGTGTCGGCATCAGCAGGCGGTGCAGCCATCACCACAAGCGGAACTCAAAGTGGCGTGCAAACAGCCTTGGTCTGGTACGGTACAGCAGTGGTCGCTGTGGCCAACACCGCAGTCACGCTGGCATCTGTCACTGTTCCAGGCTGGTCAGTCGGTACAGGTGGAGAGATCGAGATCGATGCACTTTTTAGCTTGACCAACAGTGCTAATGCCAAAAACCTGAACATGACTTTGGGTGGAAGCGCAATCTTTACACTGGCCTCAGCCAACGTTGCAAGCGTTTCGGTTCAGAAGAACATCGTTAATCGTGGCGGCTCGCAAATTGTCTCAAATGCAGTTGCTGCAACTGGCCACGGAGCATCAACAGGTGCTGTCGTGACTCTAAGTGTTAACACTAATGTGGATCAGACATTTGCAATCACTGCTCAACCAACCACTGCAAACGAGTTGGTTCAGTTGGAATACTACAACATGCATATTCTGTTCTGATCATGGCCACCAAAGACACTCGCCTTGCTCGCATTGGGGTCGATGGCTACAACAAGCCAAAACGCACTCCATCGCACCCGACAAAAAGCCACGTTGTCGTGGCCAAGGAAGGCGACCAAGTAAAAACCATTCGCTTCGGTCAGCAGGACGTGTCTGGGTCTCCAAAGAAGGAAGGCGAGTCGAAGGCATCCGAGGCTCGTCGAGAATCATTCAAGGCCAGACACGCTGAGAACATTGCCAAGGGCAAGATGAGCGCAGCGTACTGGGCCAACAAGGTCAAGTGGTAAGCCATGCAAATCCCAATCCTAAACGGCATCTACGCTGACAACACGCCAGAGCTGCGCACCAGCTATCCGGTCAACATGGTGCCAGTGCCAAAGAAGTCTGGCATCAGCAATGGATTCCTGCGACCAGGCGATGGCATCATTCCCAACGGTACAGGCCCAGGCACTGATCGTGGCGGCATCAACTGGAACGGTGTCTGCTACCGAGTCATGGGAACCAATCTGGTGTCTGTGGCCAGCGATGGAACAGTGACAATTTTGGGCGATGTTGGTGGGCCAACTGCTGATCTGGTGACGATGGACTACAGCTTCGATCTGCTTGGGATTGCATCTGGTGGGCGACTTTACTTCTGGAATCCAGCAGCCAGCACACTCACACAGAACACCGATCCAGACCTTGGTGTGGTTCTTGACTTCTGCTGGGTTGATGGATACTTCATGACGACTGATGGTTCCAATTTGGTCGTCACAGAGTTGTCCAATCCACTGGCAGTCAATCCGCTGAAGTACGGCAGCTCTGAAGTTGATCCAGACCCTGTGGTGGCACTCATTAAGTTGCGCAACGAGGTCTATGCGCTCAACAGCAACACCATCGAGGTGTTCGACAACATTGGTGGAGACTTGTTCCCATTCGCACGCATCGATGGCGCACAAGTCCAAAAAGGCGTGCTTGGAACGCATGCATGCTGCATTTATCTTGAACGCATTGCATTCTTGGGTGGTGGTCGCAACGAAGCGCCATCCATTTACATTGGTGCAGCAGCCACCACCCAGAAACTCAGCACACAAGAGATCGACAATCTGCTGTTGCAATACACAGAAGCTCAACTGGTGCGCGTTCAATTTGAAGCACGCAACGACAAGAATCACCAGCACCTCTATGTGCATCTGCCAGATCGCACAATCGTCTATGACGCATCAGCATCTGAGGCATTGGGCGAGCCTGTTTGGTTTACGCTGGCAAGCACCATAGTTGGATTTTCCCAATATCGTGCACGCAACATGGTTTGGATTTACGACAAATGGCTGGTGGGCGACCCACAATCCAGCGCCATCGGATACTTGGTGCAAAGCACTGGCCATCACTGGGGCCAGCAAGTGCGATGGGAATTTGGCACGCTGATCATTTACAACGAGAGCAATGGTGCGATTTTCAATGAGCTGGAGTTGGTCAGTTTGACCGGCAGCGTGGCTCTGGGCAAAAACCCACAGATCAGCACCAGCTACAGTGTGGATGGAAAAGCATGGAGCCAAGATCGCAGCATCACAGTTGGCACGACTGGAAATAGCGTCAAGCGTCTGGCATGGTTCCAACAAGGCCACATGCGAAACTGGCGCATCCAGCGCTTCCGTGGTGACAGCGATGCCCATGTGTCGTTCATCCGTCTTGAAGCCCAGATCGAGGCATTGGCATTCTGATGGCAACCGCAGCAACATCCCGCAGGCTCAACCTGACGCGAGACCAGCTCGCAACTTTTCTGACTGACCAACAACAGATCAGGCAGTTTGAATTGCTATTTTCTACAGTAGATCAGATTCAAGTTATCATTGGAACCGACTTTGAGTACCAAGCAGACACGGCAGCAGCCACAGCAAATGAGGCATTGGCTCAGATCAGTGTGCTGGCACAAGACACCGCAGTCGATGATGCTGTGCTGAATGCAAAAGTGCAACAGGCTTTGGATGCCATCCCGCGCTTGGCCCAAGCACTTGACTTGCTTGCACTGGCACCTGTGCGCAACAATATCGAACTGGCGCACGATGTGAATGGCATCTTGCCTTATGCAAACCAAACCGCCTCAGTGCGATCAAATCAGGTGCTCACATGGCTTTCGATGTAATCACACCCACAAAACTTGGCCAAGCGGCTATCACGACAGGCGTGACAACGCTGTACACCGTACCGGCCAGCACTCGCACATTCTTCAAAGAATTCACCATTGCAAACACCACGGCAGCGGCCATCAATGTGCGTTTGTTTTTGGTTCCATCTGGAGGTTCTGCTGGAACATCAAACGCATTTATTTACGACATACCAGTTCCAGCAAATAACGCTTTGCAATACGATGGAGTGCAAATCATCAATGCAGGCGACACCGTACAAATTCAGGCGGCATCAGTTGGCCTGACAATCACCGCCAGCGGTGCAGAAGCCACATAAGGAGAATGAAATGACCGTATCAATCAAGGTTCTGATTCCAGCAAAACAGGCCGAAAATTCCCAGACCACGCAGTACATTGCAGTCAATTGCAAAGCCCTGATCGACAAGTTCACAGCCACCAACACCACGGCAGGAAATGTGACGATCAGTGTCAACTTGGTGATCAGTGGCGGCACAGCAAGTGCATCAAACTTGATCGTGGACACTCGCAGCATTGCACCCGATGAGACCTACACATTCCCCGAGCTTGTTGGACAGGCGCTGGAGTCTGGTGGATTCATCTCCACCATTGCCAGCGCAGCCACATCACTGACCATCCGCGCATCTGGCCGCGAAATCACTTAATCAAGGAGAACAGCATGGACAAATTTATGATGATGCCAAAGGGCTTTATGGGCCTGCCGATGGAGGAAGAATTCATCAGCACAGCCGAAAACAAGAAGAACACCCAGATCGTCATTGATGACTGGATGCTTGGCCCTGAGAATCCATCCAACGAGCCAACGGCCAACAAAACCTACTGGATCGCAGTTGGCAATGCCATGCAAGTTGACGAAAAAGAGTCTCGTCGTCGTCGCTGCTCCAACTGCGAATACTACGACAACAGCACCATGACGCAGGCCAAGATGGAGCGCATTCCGCGCAACAACTGGGACACCGATGCCGGTTTCCGTGGTTACTGCCACAAATTCGAGTTCATTTGCCATGATCTGCGCGTCTGCCAAGCATGGGAAGAATGCGAATTTGAAATGGAAGATTGACCAAATGCTGAAATGTGGGAAAATAACCATCACTGAGCCGTCCGAGCCGCCAGTAGCTCACAAGCCCCTGCACAGGAGTTCTCGATGAGTCATGTCGCGGTTCAGGAAGTCAAAGCTGGCGTGCCAGCCGAGCACCTGCCAATCTATCACCTAGAGGCCGAGCTGCTCAAGCTGCCTCAGGTAGACATGCCTGTCGATCACGACTTCTGCAATGGCCTGTACGCTCGGACAATGCACATTCCTGCTGGCACCATCCTGACTGGTGCAATCCACCGAGAGGAATCGTTTTTCTTGGTGCGCAAAGGCGAGCTGATCGTCAGCACAGACAATGGCCCACGCACCCTTAGACCAGGCGACATGAGTGTCTCCAAGATCGGAACCAAGCGTGCTGGCATTGCCTTGACCGATGTCGAGGTGACCACATTTCACGCAAACCCAACCAACGAGCAGAAACCACAGGCGCTGTGGGATATGTTCACAATTCCAGCGCCAGCAATAGCTCTTGAAGCTGCACAGACAGCGCACTTGGAGGAATCAAAATGACATTTGGATTATCAGGAGCAGCACTTGCAGGCATTGCCGTTGGTGGTGCCACCCTTATCTCTGGCATGGCCCAAGCAGATGCTGCATCAAGCGCAGCAGCCGCACAATCAGGTTCTGCACAAGCTGGCATTGACGAGCAACGCAGGCAATTTGATGCGGTTCAAAAATTGCTCAGTCCTTACACCAAGGCTGGAGAAACTGCAATTCAAGGATTGTCTCCATTCGCAGCAGCAGGAGCGCCAGCACTTGAACAACAGCAAGCACTGCTTGGTCTTCGTGGGCCAGAGGCAGAGCGTGCGGCCATCGAGCGCATCAGAGGTGGAGAAACATTTCAAGCGCTTGCTGGTCAAGGCGAGGAAGCATTGCTACAGCGTGCATCGGCCACTGGCGGCCTTCGTGGTGGCAACATTCAAGGCGCACTGGCCCAGTTTAGGCCAGCACTGCTATCCAGTTTGATCGATCAGCAATATGGTCGATTGGGTGGCATGACAGCACTCGGTGTAGAAACAACAGGAAACCTTGCCAGACTTGGCCAGGCTTCCGCAGCTGGTACAGGTGCAGCCGCACAAACAACTGGAGCAAACGTGGCCAACTTGCTTGGCCAACAAGGTGCAGCACAAGCTGGCGCTGAGATCGCCCAAGGAAAAGCATTTGCTGCAATACCATCAGCAATCTCTGGTGGCCTTGGTTTATTTAGTGGCCTAGGAGGGAAATTCTGATGCCAGCACCCATTGACTATGGCGTTCAAATCGCTGATCCGACACAAGCATTCTTGGGGGCTTTCCAAACTGGAGCAAGCGTCCAAGAGGCAAGGATCAAACAAGAACAGCAGCAACAACAACTGGCAAATCAGAAGTTGATTCAAGAAGGATTCACCAAGCTACGCCAGCCTGGTGCAACTGCTGCCGACTATGCCAACCTTTCTATGATGCTGCCAGAGACGCAGGCGAAGTCTGTGCGCGAGAGTTTTAACCTTCTTTCTGGCGAACGTCAGAATGCAGCACTGCAACAGTCTGGCCAAGTCTTTTCTGCATTTAAATCAGGAAAACCAGAGATCGCCATCAGCCTGCTTGATCAACAGATCGCAGGCAAACGCAACTCTGGCGATGAGGAAGGCGCAAAGTTTTTGGAAACATGGCGCGATGTGGCTAAGGAAAATCCAAAGGCGACTGAGGATTATTTTGGCTTCACAATCTCACAAATGCCTGGTGGCGACAAGGTGATCACCAGTGCAATTGCACTTGAAGGCGAACGCAGGGCAAAAGAGAAGCAGCCATTTGAGATTCTCAAACTCAGCTCCGAGGCCATCATTAAAGAACAGGAAGCAAAATTTGCTCCTGACAAATTCCTTACTGACTTGAACCTGACAAAAGAGCAGATCAGCCAAGCGCAAGCGGCTCGTCGTGCATCTGACGCTGCTGCACGCAAATCTGGTGCAGAGGCTCAACGCGCCCAAGCCGAGGCAAATCAAATTCTCAGCGGGGTTGTTCCAGCTGAAAAGCGCCCAGAGCTCGAAGGCAAGATGCGCAAGGAATACAACGACCAGACCAAGCCGTATCAGGAAGTAAAGTCGGCCTACGGTCGCGTGCTCTCGTCTGAGGACACCGCAGTTGGTGACTTGTCGCTGATCTTCGGATACATGAAAATGCTTGACCCAGGCTCTGTGGTGCGCGAGGGTGAATTCGCCACTGCGCAAAACGCAGCTGGTGTGCCAGAGCGCATCATGAATATCTACAACAAAGTCGCAACTGGTCAGCGCCTCAGTCCATCTCAGCGCGACTCGTTCAAAGGTCAGGCCAAAGGCCTGTACAGCAGCGCACTAGAAGGCGAGAAAACAGTTCGCACAGGACTGGAGCGCATCTCCAAAGGATATGGCCTCAACACTTCCAACATCTTCTACTCGGCCACCGAGCAAGAACCAATGGACTCACGACCCGCACCAGCTTCGGCAGCAGGAAACACTGTCAAAGTTGGTGGTCAAACTTACACTCGTCCTGCAAACTTCAATGATGCTCAGTGGGCAGCATATAAGCAATCTGTGGGGGCAAAATGAGTCCAGAAGAATGGTTGGCATCCCAGACTAAGCAGGCTGCGCCAGCAGCTCCTGCGCCTGCACCTACGGCCACAGCACCAGCTGCGGCTCCAATGTCACCTGAGCAATGGGCTGCATCACAGCCAAAGCCAATGGGCTTTTTTGAAGGACTGGCCGAGCAGGTAACTGGTCGCGCACGTGCTACGCCTGAGACTCAAGCACTTCCTGAATGGGTAACCATGCCAGAACTCAATCAAATGAGTGTGGCAGGATTCAAAACAGCACTTGGAACGCTTCTCAGTGGCCCCAAGGAAACGGTACAGGTCTTGCAGGCCAACTTTCCTGGTGTTCAGGTTCGCCAAGATGCCAAGGGAAATTACTTACTGAAATCATCGGTTGATCAAAAAGAGTATGCGATCACGCCAGGCTTCACCGTTGGTGATATCCCACGTGCGCTTGGTGGCATTGCAGCATTCACACCAGCAGGACGAGCCGCAACCATCCCTGGTGCAATTGTGGCCAGTGGAGCAACTCAAGCGGCCATCGAAGCAAGCCAAGCGGCAACTGGTGGCAAGTTCGACACTGGCGAGGTGGTCACAGCCGCAGTCACAGGCCCAACAGGGCAGATTCTGCAACGTGTGGCACCTCCGGTCGTCCAAGCGGTCAAAAAGGGCGTGCAGCGCGTCACAGGCAAAGCACCAGCACCTGCTCCAGTAGCTGGTGCACCAGGCGCTCCAATGGGCACAGCAATGGCACCAGAAGCGCCTCCAGCAGCTCCAGTGGCCGCAGCAATGCCAGAGGCAGCTCCTACCGTCCCAGAAATCCCAACGGGCCAAAGCAAGACGGTAAGCCTGTTTGATGACTGGATACAAAAGAGCCGAACTCAAGATCCACAGACAAAAGATGTGTTCAGCGCCATCAGCAGACGAGCACAGGCAGCGCCTGACGTTGATTTTGAGCTGAGAACGATCAAAACATCTGACGCAGTCCCAACTCAAGTCGGTGAGGACTATCTCAATGCATCATCGATAGAGACTGCTCGAAAGATTGGCAAAGCACAGACCATCCAAGAAATTGATCGCGTCGAAGATGTGCTTCCAATTCGCTTGGATGAAAACATGCGAATCATCGATGGCAACCACCGTCATGCAGCAGCAATCCTAAACAAGGACGAATATATCCAGGCGCTCGTCCCAGTCGGGAAAGGAACTGGCAAGGTCGTTAACTTGGAGTCCATCAAGCAGGGCGCTCCAGTTGCAGCACCGAAAGCACCGGCAGCCCCAGTCACAGCAGCGCCAGCTGCACCCGCAGTTGCACCAGTCGTGGCAGAAGTTACCGAGGAAGAAGTTGGAAATCTGGTCAAGAAGGCATCCGGAACAGGCTTCGGCTCGGCTGGCGCTCGTGACCGGTTGGCCGATCTTGCGCAGGTCAATGTGGCAGCTAAAGATGCAGCCGATCGGCTTGGCATCCAGCTGCCTGCCGATGTGTTCAGCGATAACCCACAAGTTCGAGCAGCCGCAGGCCTGACCAGATCAGCCGCAGGCAGCGAAGCTGAGGCCACATGGCGAAACACCGTCACGCAGGCCGTGGACAAGGCCGACGATGTGATCAAGCAATTCGATGCCACATTCGTCGAAGGCGCAGTCGCACCTGGTGTGGTATCGCAAAAGATCAAGGATTCGCTGACCAAGACACGTTCAGACCTCAATGCGCAGGCAGGCAAGGTCTACAACGCAGTCGATGAGGTGGTGCCAAAGACATCGGTGGTTGACCTGCCAAAGCTCAAAGAAACCCTTGACACCGTCAAGGCCGAGGTGGGCGAGAAAGGCATGTCAGCAGCCGAGCGCAATCTGGCCAAGATGATCGAGGAAGGCAACATCACCTATGGCCGACTCAAGCGAGAGAAAACCCTGATCGGAAACGCCATCAACAAGATGGAATCACCCTATGGCAGCATGGCCGAAGCAGACCTCAAGCGCCTGTATGCGGCACTCGCTGATGACCAACTGACAAACGTTGGCAACATCGGTGGTGAGGAACTGCGCCAGCAACTGCGTGCGGCCAATCTGCTGTACGCAAAAGAGCGTGCCTTGGGCAAGCGCATCGTGAATGCGTTTGGCCAAGACATCGAGGGCAGCGTGGCCAACAAGATGCGCACTGCCATCACTGGCGCAGCCAAGGGCGATGCAGGCGAGTTCAACCGACTTCTCAAGACCGTCCCAGAAGACCTGCGCAAAGAGACGCTGGCAACTGCGCTGGCATCCGTCACGCGCTCGGCCAGAGGTGCTGAGAAGGGTGGCTTTGGCTTCTCTGAGTTTGCCGACATCTATCCCAAACTGAGAGCCAATCCACCAGTCTACAAAACCATCGTGGACACGCTGGGAAAAGATTCGGCAGATGTACTGCGCGATCTGTTCGAGGTCTCCAAGCGCGTCACCGAGGCCAGAGCCAATGTCCTGACCACCGGCAAAGCAAACCAAGCAATACTGCAAGGCATGCAGGCTGAAAGCCTAATCGGTAAGGTCATGGAGAGCACCTTGTCAAAGGGTGCATTGACTGGTGCTGCGGCAATGGGTGGCCCTATTGCAGCCGCAGCCACATCGATAATCACCGGAGCCATGACCCAAGGCAACAAGGATTCACTCAAAGCAGCAGGAAAACTGTTCGCTGATGAAGGTTTCCAGAAACTTGCAATCGAAGCTGCGACCAAGGGAACACCCAGCGCAGCTAGCATTCGTCGCACAGCCATGTCACAATCCTTCCAGAAATTCGCAGACGCAGCCAAACTGCCAAAAGCGTTGGATGCAAGGATTCAATGGTTGCAGACAGCAACCCAAGCCGAGCGCCAATTTGACCAGGAGAACCAATAAATGTCCGCACTCTCGATTCAACCCACATATCCGATCTTCACTGACATCGATGGCCAGCCGCTTGAGAATGGCTACGTCTGGATTGGAACAGCAAACCTCGATCCACAGACGAATCCAATCAACGTCTACTGGGATGTGGCACTGACTATTCCAGCAACGCAGCCAATCCGCACACTGGCTGGCTATCCATCACGCAGCGGAACGCCTGCTCGCTTGTATGTCAACAGCGACTACAGCATCCGAGTGCAGAACCGCAATGGAAGCATGGTGTACAGCGCACCAACTGCAACAGAGCGTTACAGCGATGTTGTTTTGGAACCATTCATTGGATTCAAAGGCCAAGTCGGTACAGTCCAAGACCTTGCAGACAATGACGGATCAGACTGGATTGGATTCGTACAAAGCGGTTCTGGTGTGGTCGCACGATCAGCGCAGGACAAGTTGCGCGAATTCTGGGACGTTGAGGACTTTGCTGGTGCAACAGATCAGCTTAAAGTACAAGCCGCTTTTGACAGTGGAAAGCCAATCAAATTCTCAAAAAACTACTCCGTTGACTCAGTGACAATCAGCTCTGTCGGTCAATCTATTGACTTCAATGGCTACAGCCTTATTGGAACAAGACCAACTGGAGGCATAGGAGCTGCATACGTTTTAGGAATTGCTGGACGTCAGTTAAGACTTTACGACGTTGCTGTTAACGCTGATTTTAAAAATTACGCCGCAGCAATTCGTTGGTTCAGCGTAAGCAATGCAGCGCCAGCACAATTCAATAATGTCTATGGAATGTCCGTTGCCTATTGCATCAACGGCTTAACATTTGGCCAAGAAATCGGAACGCCATCCGTGGATGCAGCGCAATCTGAAAATGCCATTTACGGCTTCAAATGTCGTGGCGCTCAAAAGGCGTTTGTCGGAAACCAGTCAAACGGCTTTATCACCCTTGTTTCGCCACAAATAGATTGCAACCCATATGAGTGGTCACTGCAACCAGGCTACAACGCCACCACTTGGCAAACAGCAGCGCGAGCAATTCATAACGTAGTCGGTAAAGTTGTGATTCTTGGCGGTGAGGTTTTGAAGACATCAACACAACTTGGCTACGGTGTTGAAGGCCGAGGCATTGACATGATTGGAACGACAGTCGAAATTGCCTGTGCTAACTTTCTTGTCCAAGGTGACTTAAGATTGAAGGACATCAGCAACTTCTACATGTCTTCAGATTCGGCAGCCGCATTCACACTTGATGCTGGCGCTGGCGCTGGTGACAGTGTGATGGTCACGTTGGACTCATGCACCCCGCAGCGTGGTAATGACGTATGGAGTTATTCTGGCACCGGCATGATCATCGGCAGCTCCACAATACCTGTCACATTCAATTTTGTAAATTGCCAAATACGCAACTGGGGAATCTACAGAATTGCAAGTGACAACGCATCTGTGGTTGGTGCAGGAAACGTAACCAATGCAATTGTTCGGTTCGTGAATACAAGATCAACAAACGTGAATGGTGCTGGTGCAACAGTGCTTGACGTTATATTGCAAAACACATCGTCTGCAACCACTAGTGCCGTTGCCTCTGCTGCAACTATTGGAATTGAAACCAAGGGTCAAATTTTTCACGTATCTGGAACGGCAGCAATCAACATCATTGAACCACCATTGACCTCATTCCGTGGCACTGTGACAATTATTCCAGATGGTGCGTTTACATTGACAACTGCTGGAAACATTGGCAAAGCATCAACTGCTGTTGTTGGCCAAGCCATGACACTTCACTATGACGGTGTCAAGTGGTATCCAAGTTACTAAACCTCATCAATCGAATCAAAAGGAGCTCCAAATGGCATTGCGCAAAATCATCAATATCAGCGGTAAAGTCACCATCCAAACCTCAATGGGCAGCATTGAAGATGGTGAAAAAACACTTGCTCTCTTGACTTACATCAAAGTCGAATCCATCAACGGATCAAAAAACCAAGTCAATGCGCTGGTGAGTTTCACAGCCGATGACAAAAGTTTCTTCAATCAGTACCAAGTGCCTGTCTCTGTAAGCTCGGATTCCCCGAACTTTATCGCGCAGGTTTATGAGCACCTCAAGACGCTGCCTGAGTTTGCTGGCGCTGAAAACTGCTAAGTGAGGCCACACCATGTTAAAAACAGTCTCGTCGATCACCAATGCACTAGGTGCATTGAATTACAAGGGCACTTGGAACGCCAGCACAAACAGCCCTGCGCTGTCGTCTGGCGCAGGAACTAAGGGCGACTACTACGTAGTCTCAGTGGCTGGAAGCACCACTCTTGACGGCATCAGCAACTGGGGTGTCGGTGACTGGGCCACCTACAACGGCTCCGTGTGGCAGCGCGTCGAAGGCGGTGCAGACCTGAACGGTGTCAATCTTTCCGTATCAGGAACCAGCACTCTCTCAGGACTCACAGCCTCAACAGCACTGGCTCTGGATGCCAGCAAGAACGTGGTGAGCGTGACCAACACAGGCACAGGAAACAATGTTCTAGCCACAAGCCCATCAATTACAAGCCCAACTTTTGCAACAGACACCACGCACAGTTATTTAACTGCATCAGCAGCAGTTGCCACTGACGCAAGCAAAAAATTGGTCAGCGTTACAAACACTGGCACGGGCAACAACGTGTTGGCCACAAGCCCAACATTGACAACGCCAAACATTGGTGCTGCAACCGGTACAAGCATTGACGTTACCGGATTGTCAAAAGCATTGAACTTTCAACTCGATGCAAATAGCGGACTCAATTACGACATCAAAATGGTCAAGACCCAAGGTGATGGCGGAACCAACACTCCACAGGTCTATTGGAACGCTGCATTTGGTGCAGCCGCTGCTGGTGGATGTCTTGGCGCTTACAACCGAAGCGGGACATACGCCACACCATTGGTCGCAGTTGGCAGCAGTAACGAATACACAATCTACGGTTTCATTGGAGTCGCACCATGAGCTCAATTTGGTCAGTAACTAAAGTCGAATGTTTGCCAGAACACCAAGGCAAAACAAACGTTGTTTTTAAGGTCGACTATGAAGTCCGCAAGGCTCTAGGCAAGAAGCCTTGGACAAGTGTTGCCTGCGTTAACGTCGACAATCTAAGCCAAGATTTCACACCGCTTGAACAGGTCACCGAGCAAATGGTGATTCAATGGTTGAAAGACACATTGACATCTTTGCGCAGCGACATGGTTGCAGATATTGAAAGCTGCCTCAGCGATGAAAATGAATTAACCACACACAACTTCTTAGCATAAAAGGAACAACGATGTCCACAAATTCACAAATTGCATTTGCACCACTTGGCAAGACCATCGTGGTGGCAGCAGCCGCATCAGCACCTGCTGGCATTCAAGCACCTGTATACGCCAAATTTGATCCACAGAATGCAGGTCAGTTCCGATTCATCAATGCAGGCACGACCACCGTGTTCTTGGGCACTGGCCCAAACGCAACAGACGCAACGGCCAACGCTGTGGCTCCTGTGGCCGGCACACCATCAGCGGCCATCGTGCTGGTGCCTGGTGCAGTTGAAATCTTGCGCTTCAACCAAGACACATTCTTCAGCGGCCTGTCCAGTGCAGGAGCCACCGTTTACATCACGCCAGGCCAAGGCCTCTAATGTTGGAGACGAATGTTATGTCAGAAGGAAACGAGATCGACCTTGTAAAATATGGCGTGCTCTGGCAGAAAGTCCAAGATATGGACAAAAAAGTCGACAAGATGGAGCGCAATGTCGAGGAACTACTTGCGCTGGCCAACAAAGGTCGTGGAGGTCTTTGGTTTGGCATGACCATAGTCTCAGGCGCTTCTGCTTTGGTTGGTTTCTTGGCCAGTCACTGGAAAGGATCATGATATGGCTGATGAATCAAAAGAAGGTGGAAAAGGCGCATTGATCGAGAAGCTCACGTTTGCAGTGCTTCCGCTGCTTTTTACTTGCGTGGTGTACCTCATGTCTGCGCTGTCCAACTTGTCCCACGAGGTCACAATCCTTAACAGCAAAATCAGTCTGGTGGTGACCAGCGACAACAAACAGGCCACCAACACTGGCGCTGAGTTGGCGCGTGAACGGTTGCGCCAAGACCTATCTCTTGAGATTCAAAAGAACCGCGACGACATTCAGTACAACCGCCAGAAAATTGCCATCATTGAAACCAAGCTGGAGAAAAGATAATGTTTGGACTTGACGCACTCCTCAACGTGGGCGGCAAGCTCATCGACAAGCTCATTCCAGACCCAGAGGCTAAGGCTAAGGCCCAGCTCGACCTGGCAAAGATGGCGCAGGATGGTGAGCTGGCAAAGATGGCCAACGAGACCAAACTGTTCGAGGTGGAGCAGACAGCCATCACAGACCGATGGACAGCAGACATGGGGTCAGACTCTTGGCTGTCTAAAAATATTCGTCCTATGGCCCTGATAGCCATCTTCGTGGCCTACTTTGTGTTCACCATGATGTCGGCCTTCGGCTACAACGCACAAGAGTCCTACGTCCAGCTGCTCGGCCAGTGGGGACAGATCATCTTCTTGGCATATTTTGGTGGCCGCACCGTTGAAAAACTTGCAGACATGCGGAGCAAAAAATGAACCTCACGCCACACTTTACACTCGAAGAACTGACAGCCTCAGAAACCGCAGAACGCAACGGTTGGGACAACAGCCCCAATGACACAGAGCTGGCCAATCTGACGCGCCTGGCAGACTTTCTGGAGCAGGTGAAGGTGGTGCTGGGTGGCAAGCCGATCATGATCAGCTCAGGCCTGCGCACAAAGCTGGTCAATGATGCGGTGGGCAGCAAAGACACCAGCCAGCACCGACTTGGATGTGCTGCCGACTTCAAGGTGCCAGGCATGACACCAGACGAGGTGGTGCGCAAGATCGTTGACAGCGGCATTGGCTACGACCAGATCATCCGCGAGTTTGATCGTTGGACGCACATCAGCGTGCCAAACAGCGATGACACCAGCCCACGCAAGCAGGCGCTGATCATCGATAAGGCTGGCACCAGACCTTACGCATAATTGGCCACCACAATCGCCACAAAAGCCATCCACAGCAGGCCGAGGATGGAGATCATTACCCAATAAAAAAAGCGCCTAAAAAGGCGCTTTGAGAACAAAGGCTTGGAAGCACGAGCAATGCGCACAGGGCAGTCACGGCCCTGATTGCAATTTCCGTAATCGTCGCAGCAGTTCACGATGACCACCAAGCCACCAAAGTGACAGCCAAGCCAACACCAATGCCAAAAGCCAGCACATAGCCAGCCACGCGCTCCCAAAGCGGCTCCTTGCGGCCATAGCCCTGCACCCATGTGCAGTCTGCAAAATTACGTGGGGTTTGAAAGTTTGAGTTTTTCACGATCAGCTCCTTGCTGGTTGGTTAAGGTGGTCACACTATACCACGAAGTCCCACAATCAATGCAACTAGGGACAAACCCTTATAACGATGTGATTTCCACATCATGCGGCCTGCGCTTGCCATCGAGCAAGTCATGCAGCCGTTTCTCGGTCAATCGATGGCAGCGAATCATGGTGCGTGCAGACAGCACATCCAGAAGGTCGGCATAGTCACTCAGGATGGCTCGTACAGACTTAATTCCAGCTCCATCCATACGTATGGAGCCACCGGCCATGTTTCGCTTGCCAGCGAGCGCCAGACCAGTAATTGCATCCATAAGCAAACCGCTGGAGTCCTCGCAGATTTTCATCTCGGCCACCAACGTCTCCATGAGGTTGACTGCATCGCTAACGACTCGCCAGTCATCCGTGGTGGGCGCTAGCGCTGTCTCCATCGAATGCAATCCTTGGTACATTCTGGTGAGCTGGTGCGTGCGGTACGCAGCAGGCAATGGCTCAGTCGGACTGGCCATCATCTCATCCATGATGGTGTAGTGCTTTGGCCGCTGCTGGCGCTTCTTTTTTTGCATCAGTAGCCTATCCACATTCGCACATCAACAAGCCACAGCGACAAAAAAAACTCGCCATTGGCAAAGCCAATTCCAAACACTGGCCACTTGTGCATCAGCGTCTCAATGCTGATGTGAATCTGCTTCTTCATGCCTTGGCCTCCTGCACCTGCTGGCGCTCCATTTCCATTTTGACGCAGTGAAGAATCTGCGCAGCCAGAGTGCGCGTGTTGCGCTCGGCCATCTTGCGCAGCTCACGCTCAATGTCAGCAGGCAGCCGAATCGTCATATAGCGATCTTTGATTTTTGAGGTGGCCATCAATCAGTCCCTCCAGCTTTAATCACATCCTCAAACATGTCAGCAGTGGCAGGGCCACCAGCAAGCTCGATGGGCACGCCATTGGTCAGCAAGTTGACCAAGTCCTCTTGGCCAGCGACCTCGATGTCGAATCGAGTCTGGGCAGCATGGCGAATGGCCTGCGCTTGGTTGCCAGCGCGAATCAAACGGTGGCGATTGGTCTCTACATCTGTGACCACATAAATGCGTGTGCTCATAAAATTTCCTTGTGTTGGTTAAAAAATGCCTGAAGTTTGCCCTTGGCATCATCAGCACCTTTTCCCACTATACACCAGAATCTCACACTTTCAAGATATGCAATCCAGTCTTTCTGTTCGGCACTCAGGCTGCCACCCTTAGTGCGCTTCATCTCCACCCAAAGTCCCCAGGCAGGAATGAACAGATCAGGCACGCCAGAAGACACACCCTCGGCCTTGAGTCGGCCAGCGGTGGCCGGACTGCGAGCGCCACCGTTGGGAATGGCAAAGATGCGCACGCCTGGCCAAGTCTGGCGAAACCAGCGCACCAGCTCGCGCTGCTCCTCATGCTCTGTTGGTATGCGGTCAGCGGTCAAAATGGCAGCTCCCATTCCCACTTGGGGCAGGCATCCACAGTGGCCGCAAAGTCTGCTGGCGGCTCCATGAAGAACTCGGTGCACAGGCCATCATTACCGTACATCTCGCAGGTGTGGCAACACTTGGGTGGGCCAGCCTTGATCCACTCACGGTAATCAATCAAAAATTGTGGCTCTGGTGGTCTTGTTTTCATTTCCAACTCCTTCTAATAACTCTAAAAAATTTACCATCCAGCCGGTATTTGATGGCGCTTGGCGGTGTCGAATTGCTCATCTGGACACCAATGTAGTCCAGCCCTGCCTCGCCCTCCATGCGCGATACCTGGGCCAAATCAGCACCAGCACTGTTGGCCATGGTGAACAACTGCTGCATGGCCCTCTGGCCTGCATACCCATCGTGGAGCACTGGAAAGTACTCGGTGATCGGTTTGTCCGACAGACTGCCGTAATAGGTGCAGGACAGCATCAACTTGCCACTGGCCCTGCTGGTATGGATGCGCCAGTTCCAGCTCGACACATCAAGCTCTTTGCCTTCCAGACCCATGATGTCGTCATCTCGAAGCTCTAGCTTCTTCTTAACCGGCTCAGGAAACATAGAACCACAGGCAGGACAGATCGCTGCCGAGATGTGCACCAGCTCGCCACACTCGTCGCAAACCTTGACTGGTGCCTCGCCATTGCCATCGCCTCCTTTTTTTGGTGGCTGCACATTGGTGATCGGCCCATGACTTGCCACCACACCAGCAAAGTCAAGCACCAGGCAGTGATCGATGTGGCTTTTAACCCTCATGCCACGGCCTGCCATCTGCACATACAGGCTGGCGCTCATGGTTGGCCGCAACATGGCAACCACATCAATGTCAGGATAATCAAATCCGGTCGTCAGCACATTTGCGTTCGTTAGCGCACGCAGACGGCCTGCCTTGAAATCCTCAAGCATGCGCTCGCGTTCTTTTTTTGGTGTCTCACCAGTCACGCATTCGGCAGCCACACCATGCTGGCAAAGAACATCAGCAACGTGCTGGGCATGCTTCACGCCAGTGCAAAACACCAGCAAAGCCTTGCGATCACCGACCAGACCGACGATCTCCTGCACTACCTTCTGATTCTGGTCGTCCGTATCCACAGCGGCCTGCAACTCAGACTCAATAAACTCGCCACCACGCTTCTTCACGCCACTCACATCCAGCTTGGCCTTGGTGACCTTGGAGCGCAGCGTGGCCAGATACCCCTTAAACACCAGCTCCTCAATGCTGACCGGCTCCAGCAAATCATCAAACAGCGCAGGCTTGTCGGTGATCAGACCATGCCCAAGGCGGTAAGGCGTGGCAGTCAAACCAATGACGCGCAGGCTTGGATTGATTGCCTTCAACTCGCCAAGCAGCTTGCGATATCCACCCTCGTCTTTGTGGTTGACCAAGTGGCACTCATCAATGATCACCAGATCAACATGGCCAAGCGCACCAGCCTTGGTGCGCACAGACTGGATACCGGCAAACGTGATTGGCTCGCCCAAGTCCTTGCGGCCAATGCTGGCGCTGTAAATGCCAAGCGGTGCACCAGGCCAATGCTGGCGCATTTTCTCCGCATTCTGCTCAATCAGCTCCTTGACATGAGTCAGCATGAGCACCCGAGTCTCTGGCCAGTTTTGCAGGGCATCCTTGCACAGCGCAGCCACGATGTGTGACTTTCCTGAGCCTGTCGGCAGCACCAGGCAAGGGTTGCCGTGGTTGCCAGCCTCAAACCATCGGTACAGCTCGTCGATGGTGCGCTGTTGGTAGTCACGCAAGGTGGTCATCCAACAATCCTTCCACCAAAGTCCTTGCGCATCTCAGCAATGAATGGATCACCACTGGCGCAGGCTTTGGCATTGGCCAGCAACTCCTTGGAGCCAAACACGCCTTCCTGCTCAGGATCGCCATTGGCCAGATTCACGCCATTGATCTCATACACGGCAGTGAACTCGTCTGGCCCATCCTTGCGCTGCCAAGGCACCAAATCAGGATGCAGGACATGCGACTCGCAACCAGTGCGCTGGGCATCCACAGGAATCACATCGTCCCACTTGGCGCAGTGCCAAGTCGAGTCCGACAGCGGTGTAACCATTGCGCAGGTGCGGCAGTTGACATGCTTGGTGGTCTTAAACTGATGGCAGAACTCATGCGCATCGCAGAACTTGCACTGATACCAGCTCGCATCTGAGCTGATCGGCTCAGGCATGCGGTCGGTCAAAGCAATGCGCTGGCCGCGAGCAATGGCCTTGCCTGCCACATCCTTATCGAACTTCACACGCTCGGTGTGGATGCGGTCATCATCCTTGCAGACGGTCAAATACAGCGCACGATCGATGCCAGTGCCAGCCATGTAAACCTGCATCTGCACAAAGTGCTCAGGCTTGGACTTCTCCACGCCATTCTTTTCCAGATCGTCAAATGCTTTTTTTGATGCCGTCTTGAACTCGGCAATGTGCTTGGACTTGGGCGCTTCTGGCACACCCTTGTCGATGATGGCATCGATCGATCCAGACACATGGCTGCCAAAGTCCACACGGTGCTGGGCAGACACCTTGCGCACATCGATGCCAATGGCACGCAGGTCGCTGATGATATTGGCTTCCTCTTGGTGGCCACGACGAAACAGGCGCAGGATTCGACCAGGGAAGGTCGGCTGCACAGCCCAGCGAAACGACAGCCACAGCCACCGATCGCACACATGGCCAAGCGTACTGGCTCCAAGGTGTGGGCGCGGCACCTCGGCAATGGCCTCATGGTGCTTGTCAATCAACGCCTGAATGTTATGCTCTGACTCGGGAATCTTCATGGGTTCTCCTTTGTAGTTGCCACTTTTATGCCCAGCTCCTGACCATCAGGGCTGGGCATTTTCTTTTCTTACTTCTTGGCCCAAGGCGGTGCGGCCTTGGCAGGCGCTGCCGGAGCTGGCGCAGCAGTCTTAGCAGGGATTGATGCAGCAGCTGGCGCAGCACTGCCGGACACAGATTTGAAGCCCTTGACCTCGTTGCTGGCACCATATTGAGCGTCCTCCTTAATCTCCAGCTTGATGGCAATCTGGCCACCAATCAACTGATCGGTGTCGGTGACCTTGGCCAAGCCAATCGCACGCATGATGTCTCCCAGCTGCTGGCGACCGATCTCCTCGGCCTTGGGGTTAGCATTCTTGATGTTCAAGTTGCCAAATACCACACGACCTTGGTGGCTTGGGCCAGTGATGTCATAGCGCAGCTTGATGTACTGGCCATTTCCAGCCTTGGTGTCCTTCAACTCAGACTGAGAGATGGTGGCCGTGTACCAGCCAGCAGGCAGCGGCTCAAAGTTGCCATTGCCTTGCGGCAGTTCGTTGACGTTGAATTCTTCGTTTAAAAAAGCCATGATTTACTCCTTGGGGATGATTTTGAAAGATGGTCGGCCAGGCTTGGCCGTGATTGCAGCCGCAAGCGGCTTGGTGATGGACTCGTCTGCTGCCTTCCAGATGGCCATGTTGATCTCAGGCTTCCAGCGAAACAGCTTGGCCAAGTGATCGGTCAGACCGAACTCAGCGGCAAGCTCTTGCACTTTGTCTCCGTCGACTTTGCGGTCGATGCGGCCAACGATCTTGATCTCGAATCGACCAGGCTCGACGGTCTCGGTTCCTTCAAGGTTTTCGGCAATGGTTGCCAGCTTCTTTATGTGGTCTTCAATATCGCGTCGATCCGCTGTCGCATCTTCTTCCTGCTTTTTTGAAGCCAACCACATGCTGGCCAGCTCGTTCATGTCATTGGGCAAAGTCTTGGTGGTCATGCTTTGCCACCGATCTTGGCAATGATTGCACCCAGATCAGGCGCTTCCCAAGCCTCCAACTTGCCAGAGCGATCCTTAGCCAACCAAAGGCCATCCGAGTCACACATCAAAGCACGCTGAGTCACACCCTCGGCATCACGCTCAACACGCAGCGCCAGCACTTCATCAAAGAAGTAAGGCAGTCCTTGAGTCAGGCTCTTGCCTGGCATGCCTGGGTTGTAGAGCATCTTGCCCATCTCATCGGTTGACTTCTCCAGCTTGGCCGACATGAAGACATGCTTGCCAGGCAGATCGCGGAAGGCGCGAATCAGCTCTTGCATGGTGCTGTTCATCTCACCATAAGCTGCGCGGCCATCCTTGGACTTCTTCATCTCGTGGTGCAAGACCACCTCAGCCACTTCGCTGATTGAGTCCAACGCCACCGATTCAAACCCAGCAGCCTCCTTGCTGTCGCGGCACCATGTGAAGGCCTCGCGCAAGTCGTCCATCGAGGCGATCTCGATGTAAGGCAGGTCAGCGTCCTGAATGGACAGCAGGCCACCCTCGGCACTGAGAACGATCACATTGGGCAGTGTCTTGACCAAGGTGGTCTTGCCTGCACCAGCCTGCCCATACACCAGCAGCTTCACTCCATTGGCAGACAAGCTGCCGGTCGATTTCAAATTGATAGCCATGTGGCTCTCCTTTTTTTGCGCCTCCGTCTGGGAATCAGTTCGAGGCGTGCTTGCATCTTAAACCAGAAATGGGGTATAGTGCAAGCACTCCCGCAAATATTTTTACAGAGGTGCAAATTATGATGACTGTTGAGCAAATCAAAAAACGGCTGGAAGATGCCAATCTCAAGAGGGTTGCCGAGAATGCCGGTGTGCATCCAGCCACGGTCTACCGGTTCATGCAGGAGGAATCCAAGCCACTGTATGAGACGGTCAAAGCACTGAGCGACTACTTAAGCAGGCAGGAGGCGACAGTCAATGGCTGACCTATCCAAAGTGCTCGGTGGCCCTTGGGCACCACCACCCGAGAAACTCGTCGCACCGCCAGAAGCCCAGCTCATTGATGCAATGCGTGCAGCAGGCCTTGAGCCACCAGAGGAAATCCACTTCGACGGCAAGATTCACAGATTCAAGTCAGGCACCAAAGGCGCACCTGGCCACGGTGACAAGCCAGGCTGGTATCTGGTATTCGGTGACGGCATCCCAGCAGGGCGCTTTGGATGCTGGCGAGCAGGCATGGAAGTGACATGGCGTGCAGACGTAGGACGAAAACTCACGCAGACCGAGGAAATGTCACACGCCAAGCGACTGGCCGAGGCCAAAGCCCTGCGAGATGCAGCACTTGAGCGCCAGCACCAAGTGGCCAGTGAGACGGTCGAGAAAATCTGGACAACGGCCAACCCAGCCAGCTCAGAGCACCCATATCTGGCCAAGAAGGGAATCGACGTACATGGTGCACGAATCACCGGAGACGGTAGGCTTGTGCTGCCACTCTATGATCAAGATGGAACTCTGGCCACCCTGCAATACATTGACCACGAAGGCGGCAAGCTCTACCACCCAGGCGGTCAGACAGGCGGCAAGTTCTGGATGGTAGGCTCACTGGATGAGCCTGGCACCCTGTTCGTGGCCGAGGGATTCGCAACGGCAGCCACCATCCATGAGACCACCAACAGGCCGGTCGTGGTGGCCTACAGCGCCAGCAATCTGGTGCCGGTCACTGGCACACTCAGGGAAATGTATGGAGCAGCTCAAGACATCGTGATCGTCGCAGACCATGACCAAAGTGGTGTCGGCCAACGCTACGCAGAGCAGGCCAGTGCCAAATATGGCGCACGCATGGTTATGCCTCCGACACTCGGTGATGCTAACGATTATGCACAGGCTGGACACGATCTGGCAGGATTGCTGATGCCCATCAAAGACGACTGGCTCATTCCAGCCGACGACTTCTGCGCACAGCCAAGCCCCATCAGCTGGCTGGTCAAGCGCTGGATTCAATCCCAAGCACTGGTGATGGTGCATGGCCCAAGCGGTGGCGGCAAGACATTCGTGGTGCTCGACTGGTGCCTGCGCATGGCCAGCGGAACCGAAGACTGGGCAGGCCACAAAGTCCGGCAGGGCAATGTGGTGTATCTGGCCGGTGAAGGCCACCACGGTCTGCGCGGCAGGGTCGCTGCATGGAAGCACCACCACAAAGCAGGCAAGCTGGCTATGTGGCTGTCAAAAGACGGCTGCGACCTCAACACTCCGATCGGCTACCTAAAAGTGGTCGAGCAGGTCAGGATGCTGAAAGACAGACCCAGCGTGATCGTGGTCGACACCCTGCACAGATTCTTGGCTGGAGACGAAAACAGTGCACAAGATGCCAAGACCATGCTGGATGCCTGCAACGCACTCATGATGGAATTCAACTGCTCGGTGATCTTGGTGCACCACACAGGCGTGGCCGAGGAAGCCCAGCACAGGGCGCGTGGCTCAAGCGCATGGCGAGGCGCTCTGGACATCGAGATCAGCATCGTGCCAGGCAAGGAAGGCGTGCCCATGCAGATCGTGCAGCGCAAGTCCAAAGATGCAGAGCTGGCCGAGACCATCCACGTCGAGCTGCAACAAGTGGCCATCCCAGGCTGGCGCGATGAAGACGACCAGCAGGTCACAAGTGCAGTGATCGTTCAAGCCCAAGCCCCAACAGTGACCAAGAAAGACAGCAAGATCGACAGCCACCGCAAGACCTTCGAGAACGCTTGGTGGTCATCAGGAGCCGAAGAACGCAATGGTTTACCCTATCTCAGCAGGTCGGCCATGATGGACTATCTGGTGCAGAAAATGAACGTGAGCGAGGCATCGGCCAAGGTCTACATCAAGCCCAGCGCGATAGGAAAACCTATCGCAGACATGCTGGTGGCCGAAATAATCGAGGCCTTCGAGCATGGCTGGACAGTGATTGATGACACCCAAGCAAGTGTCATGCTGATCAGAAAGTCAGAGCGCTGAATGACTTATCCACAGACTTATCCACATGCTGAGAATTGGAACAACGGAACGGAACGGAAAAAAACGGAACGCAGTTCCCTTGGCAAAACAGCGCAAAACGGGAACGGAACGGAACACACACCTTTAGGTGTGTTCCCAGTTCCCTTGCGATGCGGATCAATTCCATGCCGTATTAGTAAAAACCCTTAGTCAAAAGTTATCCACAGGCAGATCAGGAAAATGACCAAACAAAGAGAAACCCCAAACTTTGCAACATGGCAACATGACACGCTGGCCAAGTTCGCAACCGAGGTCTACATCAGACTCCAAGATGAGCAGGCCGCAAACGAGCAACTCAGGATGGATTTAAAAGATGCCATGAAACTGGCGCGAATCGAAAACATGAAGGACAATACACAATGACCACAAAAACCCACGATTCAAAAACTAAGATTGAGAACGTCTCGATCGACAAACTTGTTCCTTATGCACGCAACAGTCGAACGCACTCGGATGCGCAAGTGGCCCAGATCGCTGCATCAATCAAGGAATTCGGATTCACCAATCCGGTGCTTATTGATGGGGGGGGGGGGATCATTGCAGGACACGGTCGAGTCATGGCGGCAAAGAGCATGAAACTTGAATCAGTCCCATGCATCCGATTAGATTACCTGACCGATGCACAAAAGAAGGCCTATGTCATTGCAGACAACAAGCTGGCGCTGAACGCTGGATGGAACGACCAAATGCTCGGACTTGAACTGGCAGATTTGCAAGGACTTGGATTTGACTTGGAGCTCACAGGATTCAGCAAAGATGAACTCGCATCCATCATGGCACCAGAGCCGACTGATGGACACACAGACGAAGACGAAGTCCCAAGCATCCCAGAGCAGCCGAAAAGCCAGCGCGGTGATGTCTGGCTGCTGGGTGAACACCGACTCATGTGCGGTGACAGCACGCAGGCCGACGATCTGGCTAAGCTCATGGATGGCGACAAAGCTGATCTCGTCTGGACAGACCCACCTTACAACGTGGCGGTCGATGGCAAAGCAGGCAAGATCATGAACGACGACATGAGCAAGTCAGAATTCAAGAAATTTTTGCAAGCGGTCTATGCCAGGTACTTCGAGAACATGCGCGAAGGCGCAGTGATCTACGTGGCCCACGGTGAATCCGAACGCGCAGCCTTCTCAGACTGCCTGGTCGAAGCAGGCCTGAAACTCTCCGAAGTCCTAATCTGGGTGAAACAAAGCGGAACGCTCTCGCGCCAAGACTTCAACTGGAAACACGAGCCAATCCTGTACGGATGGAAGGAAGGCAAAGGCCACCACTTCTGTGGTGACTTCACGCTGACCACGGTGATCGATGACGATCTGGACATCGACAAGATGAAAAAGGACGAGCTGGTGGCCATGCTCAAGCAGATTAAAGAGCAAATGCCAACAACCATCGTGCGCCACGACAGGCCAACCAAGAGCGATTTGCACCCAACCATGAAGCCAGTTGGACTGGTGCAGCGCATGATCGAGTGGTCAAGCATGGATGGCTGGATCGTCCTAGACCTGTTTGGTGGAAGCGGAAGCACCATGATTGCCTGCCAAAAAGCAAACCGTCGAGCACGCCTGATGGAACTCGACCCAAAGTTCGTCGATGTGATAGTCAAGCGATGGCAGGACTTCACTGGCAAAATCGCAACACACGCAGAAACCGGAAAACCTTTCGCGGAGGTAAAAAATGGCAACGAAAAAACCGAAACTTGAAGAAAAACCTGTCGTAAAAAAGCATGGAGGTGCTCGACCAGGAACTGGCGGTGCTCAACCAGGCGCTGGCCGACCTGAGTTCGAGCCGACAGATGCCGAGCGAAAACAGGTCGAAGCCCTCAGCGGATACGGCCTCCCGATCGATCAGATCGCAGTCCTGGTGCGCGATGGAATCCATGTTGAAACCCTGCGCAAGCACTTTGCAACCGAGCTGGTGTCTGGAAAAGCCAAGGCCAACGGACAGGTAGGGAAAACCCTATTCCAGAAGGTCATGGCAGGCGACACGACCGCAGCCATTTGGTGGAGCAAGACGCAAATGCGCTGGGCTGAAACCCAAAAGCATGAACTGACTGGTGCAGATGGTGCGCCTCTGGAGTTTGCCAAGATCGAGCGAGTGATCGTCAAGAATGGGTAAAGTTCTGCAACTCCAAACCCCAGAGTGGGCGCTGCCATTGCTGGAGCCAAGCCGATACAAAGGCGCTTGGGGTGGCCGAGGCTCGGGCAAGTCCCACATGTTTGCCGAGCTGATGATCGAGGCTCACATCATGGATCAGAAGCGCAGAAGCGTCTGCGTCCGTGAAATCCAGAAGTCACTCAACCAGTCGGTCAAGCGCCTGCTGGAGACCAAGATTCAGGACATGAACGCTGGCGCTTACTTTGAGGTTCAGGATGTGGTCATCAAGTCCAAGAAGGCCGATGGCGCGATCATCTTCCAAGGCATGCAGAATCACACAGCAGACTCGATCAAGTCGCTGGAGGGCTACGACTGCGCCTGGGTGGAGGAAGCCCAAAGTCTGAGCCAGACCAGCCTCGACCTGCTGCGGCCAACCATCCGTAAGCCAGAGTCCGAGCTATGGTTCACGTGGAACCCGCGCCAGCAGAACGACCCTGTCGACTTCCTACTGCGTGGCCCGACACCGCCAAAGGATGCGACCGTCCTCAAGGTCAACTTCACCGACAACCCTTGGTTTCCATCTGTCCTGCGCGATGAAATGGAGTACGACAAGAGGCGCGACCCAGACAAATACCAGCATGTCTGGATGGGCAGTTACCTCACAAACAGCAACACCAGAGTGTTCAAGAACTGGCGCGTCGAGGACTTCGAGGCACCGCCAGACGCAATCCACAGGCTCGGTGCAGACTGGGGATTCTCAGTCGATCCGACTACACTGGTGCGCTGCCACATCATTGGTCGCACACTCTACATCGACCACGAGGCCTACATGGTCGGCTGCGAGATCGTCAACACACCCGAGCTGTTCATGCAGGTGCCAGAGGCCGAGAAGTGGCCAATCGTGGCCGACTCAGCCAGGCCAGAGACCATCAGCCACATGAAACGCAATGGCTTCCCCAAGATCATGACAGCCGTCAAAGGCCCGAAGTCGGTCGAGGAAGGCATTGAGTTTCTAAAGAACTACGACATCGTGGTGCACCCTCGGTGCATCCACACCATTGACGAGCTGACGCTGTACAGTTACAAGCAAGACCCACTGACCGGCAGAATCTTGCCGGTGCTGGAAGACAAGAAAAACCACGTAATCGATGCACTGCGTTACGCCTGCGAAGGTGTCAGGCGTGCAGCCGTCACAAAACCAGCGACATTCACTCCATTGCCAACGATGCACAAATGGTGAGAAAATCGCACAAAATGAGGATTTAACTATGGCCCGAATCTCGAACGACCAACGCCTTTCCAATCTGCACACCGAAGCGCTGGCGCAGTTTGACGATGTGCAAAGTGCACTGCGCGACGAGCGCCTGCAATGCCTTCAGGACAGGCGCTTCTACTCGCTGGCAGGCAGCCAGTGGGAAGGCCCACTCTGGGATCAGTACGAGAACAAGCCAAAGTTCGAGGTCAACAAGATCATGCTGGCCGTGATTCGAGTGGTCAACGAATACCGAAACAACCGCATCACGGTCGACTTTGTGTCCAAGGATGGCATGGAGAATGACAAGCTGGCCGAGGTCTGCGATGGCCTATACCGATCAGACGAGCAGGCATCCGTGGCCGATGAAGCCTACGATAACGCCTTCGAAGAAGCGGTCGGTGGCGGCATTGGTGCCTGGCGCTTGCGCACCGTCTACGAAAACGAGGAAGACCCAGAGGACGACCGCCAGCGCATCCGCATTGAGCCAATCTTCGATGCTGACAGCTCGGTGTTCTTTGACTTGCAGGCCAAGCGTCAAGACAAGGCTGATGCCCGATTCTGCTTTGTCGTCACATCGATGACCCAGCAGGCCTACAAAGACACTTGGGGCGATGACCCAGCAAGCTGGCCAAAGATCATCCACCAGTACGAGTTTGACTGGTGCACTCCCGATGTGGTCTATGTGGCCGAGTACTACAAGATCGAGGAAAAGACAGAGACCATCCGCATCTTCCAGACCATCACAGGAGAGGAAGAACGCTACACCCAAGCAGACTTTGCCAAAGACGAAATGCTGGAAGAAACTCTGGCAGCCATTGGCACGATTGAAGTGCGCCAGCGCAAGATCAAGACCAAGCGCGTGCGCAAATACATCATGTCTGGAGGCAGAATCCTTGAGGACGCAGGCTACATCGCAGGCAAGTGCATCCCCATCGTGGTCGTTTACGGCAAGCGCTGGTTCGTCGACAACGTCGAGCGATGCATGGGCCATGTGCGCCTGGCCAAAGATGCCCAGCGCCTTAAGAACATGCAGCTCTCCAAGCTGGGCGAGATCAGCGCCTTGTCCTCGGTCGAGAAGCCCATCCTCACACCTGAGCAAGTCGCTGGCCACCAAGTCATGTGGGCAGAGGACAACCTCAAGGACTATCCATACTTGCTGATCAATCCGATCACCGATCAAAACGGCAACCAGGCAATCAGCGGCCCAGTGGCCTACACCAGATCGGCAGCCATTCCACCGGCAATGGCCGCACTCTTGCAGATCACCGAGACTGACATGCAGGACATCTTGGGCAATCCAGCCGGTGCCGACAAGATGGTGAGCAACATCTCAGGCAAGGCTGTCGAGATGATTCAGGCCAGAGTCGATGGCCAAGCCTTCATCTACATGAGCAACTTTGCCAAGGGCATGAAGCGCTGCGGTGAAATCTGGTTGTCGATGGCCAAGGACATCTACATCGAGGACAAGCGCAAGATGAAGACGATCGCACCAACTGGCGAAGCTGGAATGGTCGAGCTGATGCAGCCAAACATCGATCAGGAAACTGGCGAGATGGTCATGGAAAACGACCTGAGCAGCGCAACCTTTGATGTGATCGCAGACGTTGGCCCATCGAGCAGCACCAAGCGCCAGGCAACTGTTCGCGCATTGACCGGCATGCTCCAGATCACTCAAGACCCAGAGACAGCGCAAGTACTGACCGCAATGGCCATGATGAACATGGAAGGCGAGGGCATCAGCGATGCAAATGCTTACTTCCGCAAGAAGCTCCTGCGCATGGGCGTGGTCAAGCCAACTGACATGGAAGCCGAAGAACTCATGGCCGAGATGCAGGGCAAGCCGCAAGACCCGAACTCCATGTACCTGCAAGCCGCAGCTGAAAATGAAACTGCCAAGGCAGCCAAAGCCAGAGCCGACACCGTCGAAACCGTGGCCAGCGCAGAACTCAAACGCGCTCAAACGCTGGAGACTTTGGGCAAGGTCGACGAGACCGCGCAGAACATGGCGCTCACAAATGCAGAGGCAGTGCAACAAATTTTGCAAGGCCAGATCGTTCAGCCAGTTGTAAGATGAATGAAAAAGCGCGAGAATGTGATAAACGGCATCCACCCAGCCGTTCTAATGGGTGAGTTTGATGGGGTCAGAAGATGAACACAAAGGCAGTATCAGGAGAAGAAAACCAAGACGATGACACCATCGTTGTTGAGGAC